GGGCATGGTTGGACTGAGCCTGAGCAAATCGCAATAGATGAGGTTAAGAAATACCGAAGACAAGAGGCCGCCAAACAGCGACAGGTCGAGGCGGGTGACAACGTGGAGTTCCATGCTAATCAATCATGGAGAGAGGGCATGGTCCTAGCGACTATCGAAAAACGCGCTCTGATCGCTTACAGGATGCCACAGGGGGCAGTCTACATGGTGCTAGTAGATCACGACCCAGACGTACCACAGGCTAAACGTGGTCTAGGTTATAGAGAATCTGACCCTTTTAGTAGCTGTATAAAAGATCACAGGTACAGCTCAAAATACCAGTCGATCTCAGCGAACGCTTTAAAGAAAAATTCAAAGTGGATGGCTGAGGTCCAAAAGTTTGACGGGTTTGAGGACGGCAATGTTGAGCAGGGACTTCAATTTCTAGGAGAGGAGCTATAACAATGAGGTCAATTATTGTAACAATGCGAACTCAAGAAGGCGAGGAAGTAGTTAGAGAGATTGACATTAGCAACTTTTCGGTGTCGCATGGCGAGTATGATGTTATCGAAACTGACCCAGAAAATCAGCTTGTTATCTTGCTAGACTGGATTAAAAAAAGAGCTAATGCACAGCATGACACTCGTTTAACATTAATTAGCTGGTACACAATTTAGGAGCTATAAGATGAAAATAGATATAGATGGGAAAGAAGCAACAATTACGGACGTTATCGAGGGAAAGCGAGCAAGGAATTGTCAAATATCGCCTAACTTCGTTCAAATTAATATTAACAATGAAACGGCTATACAAATGTCTGAGAGCGCTTGGAATTACTTAAAGGCGGGTAATGGTATACGGATGTCAGGCAGGAACGAGGACGAAGAGTACGGCATAGTCTTATATAATAATTGGAGGGAGGTTTAAAATGATGTCACTTGAAAAATTACTAGCAATAACTTTACCGGCGCTACTGATAGCGCTATCGGGTTTACTAAATAATCATTTCCACTTGACAAGCGCGACGCAGTTTGTTTTATTGTTCGCTATTAGCGCGTCAAGCGTGTATATGATGTACATCGCCATTATTAACGACAACGAGGAGATATAAAATGGAAGACAAAACAGCAATCATTGAAGAGCGTTCAGTGTACGGACAGACACGCCTGTACCCTATGAACGAAACAGCGCTACTGATCGCAAAGCTCGCAGGCAGTACAACGATAACGCACGACATCATCAGGCACGCCAAAGCGCTTGGCTATAGCTTTAAAACTGAAGCTGTTGTAAAGGAGTGGTAGTCATGTATGATGTAGCGAAGTCAAGACGGTTAGCGAGTCTGTTGCGTATTAGAAACCCTAACCGCGTCGATGAGTACGAAATATCACAGCTCGTGCGTCAGTTAGGCGTATACGGCACACAATTACAGAAACTTAAAAAAGCGGAGGATGCTCGAAATGGTAACTTTTCATTTAACTAATAATTTGAGTTTGTTGCAAGAAAATTTACAGGCCATGAAAGACTACAATTCTGTTGTGGTGGAAGGTGAGGAAGCCTTTCACCGTGTCACCGTTGCCTTAGTTCAGCAGGAGATTAACAGGCTCAGTGAAGCTGTGGAGGTGCTTAATAATGAACTATAACATTCTAAACTGGCTCGAAGAGCCACACGTAGCGATGGACTATTACGATGAAGATTCAGGTATTCACTGGGAGAAAGTACCAGAGTCTGAAATAGACGATCTTATCGAGGCTAACTTTACCAAAAACGCGATAGATCAAGCAGACTCTCTTAATAGTGCGCTGTTTGATATGTACGACGGCGAAGAAAGCGCTGACGTTCTCATGCAATTTGCTATTAGTGGAAACCTGTCGGACGCTACAGCCGTCCGTAAGCATCTTAGACGCGGAGCTGTGGACTATCTAGCGCATATTGCAGATATTCATATTGACCTTACCCACCAGACTTATAAAGAAGTCTTAGAAGACGTGCATTATGGTATGCAATAAATGCGAAACGTTAAAAGATGATAACAACGCCTGTGTGTGTCGCGTGGTTTATGACTTAAAACATCCACCACAGGCATTAACGTCTTTAATGCTTGAAGACAATAAAGTTAATGATCTGGTTGAACGGACGCGGAAGGTAGTGGCTCAGTTGGGGCTATACCGGCGGGGGTGACATCAGTAGATTAACATGGATTTAAAAAACTGTAAAGGAGTAAATCATGGTTAGTTGGCACTTGATGTTTAAATTCAATCATGGGTTTGGCGTATATCTTGGCACACTACCAGAAAGGGACGATATAGGCTATGATTCTTTTGGCTATGAGAAGCCGATTGTGATCGGTGGTTTTGAGCTGATGCTCCCTTTTATATGTGTACAACTGTTGGAGGTGAAATACACAGATGAGTAAATACCAGAACACACATCAACCATGTAATGACTGTGGGAGTAGTGACGCACTGCTAACTAACATAGACGGATCTACCTATTGTCACAGTTGCGGAGCATATAAAAGACCGTCAGAAGTGGCTGTTAGGCTTCCAGAGAAGCCACTGACAGGACGAGACGGTTTTGATGCTGTACTACCCTTACTAGCCACAGAGAGCTTCGTAGGAGTCCCTGAGAGAGGTCTGAGTGCTACTACAATGAAGGCATACGGCGTTGTGGTCAAGTCTAATCAGGTGCTTTATCCTTATTTTGATGCTGAGGAGCCTGTAACGCCTGTAGCGGTCAAAATACGACACCCCGATAAGCGTTTTCAGACTAGCGGAGACTGGGCTAAAGGTGGTCTTTTTGGTCAGCAGTTATTCTCTAAAGGCGGGAAGTACGTTACCGTCTGTGAGGGCGAGTATGACGCTTTAGCGGCTTACCAGATGCAAGGCAGTAAATACCCTGTCGTCAGCATCCGCAACGGTGCAGGAAGTGCGCTGAAAGACTGCAAAGCGTCATACGAATGGCTAGACAGCTTTGAGACTATTGTTGTTTGCTTTGACGCAGACGAGCAAGGCATTATAGCGTCTGATGAAGTGGGTCAACTGTTTGGAGGCAAGGCTAAGATCGTCAAGCATAAGAAGGATTACAAAGACGCTTGCGACTATCTTATTAATGACGATAAGGAACTTTTTACTCAAGCATTTTGGCAAGCTGAACGCTACGTACCTGACGGCATCGTCAGAGCTTCTACCCTGTGGGATGAGGTCAACACGCCAATGCAGAAGGCTGAAGTGGTTTATCCTTTTAACGGCGTTAACGAGCTGACTTACGGCATCCGTACCGCAGAGCTTGTGACTGTGACCGCAGGAAGTGGACTAGGTAAATCTCAGTTTATGAAGGAGATTATCTATTCAGCTCTACAGCAGAGTGAGCATAATATTGGTCTGTTGTTCTTGGAGGAAAGCACGAGGAAGACAGCACTGTCGATTATGTCTCTATCTGCAAACAAACAGTTACACCTACCGACCACGGTTAGCACTGAGGAAGAGCGTAGGAAAGCATTTGACGAGACGCTTGGCAATGATCGCCTGTACTTGTTAGACCACTTCGGATCAACTGATGTGGATAACATTGTAGGGCGTGTTCGCTACATGGCTAAAGCGTTGGACTGTCGGTATATATTCTTAGATCATGTCTCTATCGTTGTGTCAGCTCAGTCTAACCTAGACGAGCGTAAAGCATTAGACGAGATAATGACTAAGCTACGGATGCTTGTACAGGAGACAGAAATATCTCTGTTTGTTGTTAGTCATCTGAGAAGACCTGACAGCAAGGGACACGAGGAAGGCGCGGCTACGTCCTTGTCACAACTCAGAGGCTCTGCTTCTATCGCTCAACTGAGTGACATAGTGCTAGGGCTTGAGCGTGACGGACAGGCTGATGACATTAACGTCAGAAACACGACTAAGGTTAGAGTGCTAAAGAATCGCTTTAGTGGTGAGACTGGACGCTGTTCTGATTTGTTCTTTGACAGCCAGACTGGAAGGATGAATGAAATAAACTTAGGAGATGAGTTATGAGATGTTTAGCCTGTAATACTGTTCTGACTGACTACGAAGCAACTCTCAAAGATGCAAGCACTGGTGATTATCTGAACGAGTGCAGTGATTGTGTCAGAGGCTCTACTGCTAACTATGCTTTAGAGGAACGCATAGACTTAAAGACTGCTCAAGACATTGGACTGGGCGTTGCAGATTATGAAGTGGAGTAGAGATGTTAACTATTGATATTGAGACAGACACTAAGCACTCAACTATCTGGTGCGCGTGTACTGAAGACGTAGAGACTGGACAGACGGAGTGCCATACTGAGCCTAGCACGTTACAGGCTTTGATAGATGAGCATGACGGCGTTGTCACATACAACGGCATAGGCTTTGATATACCTGTATTGAAGCGTGTTTGGAATATAACGGTGGACGGTAAGAAGCACGTTGACGCTATGCTGTTGTCAAGGTTGTATAATCCATCTGTACAGGGAGGTCATAGTTTGCGTAGTTGGGGTCATCGTCT